CTCCCGCCGGTTGAACAGTTTAACTCTGTTGATGAGTACGCCGATGCGTTGGCGATACGAAAGGCAGAAGAGCTGCTCGCCAAACGTGAAGCTGATCGCGAACGCATGAGTATGATTGAGGCGTATCAAGATCGTGAAGAGGACGCGCGGGCTAAGTATGAGGACTTCGAACAAGTCGCATACAACCCTGCACTGCCCATTACGAGAGAGATGGCTGAGACTATTCAATCGTCTGAGATCGGCCCCGATCTGGCCTATTACTTGGGTACCCACCCAAATGAAGCCAGCCGGATTTCACGTCTGTCGCCAATTTTGCAGGCTAAAGAGATCGGCAAACTGGAAGTTAAAATTGCTTCAGAGCCGGTCTTAAAAAAGACAACTAGCGCCCCACCACCCATCGCGCCCATTAGTGGCCGTGGCTCTGGCTCACCGTCTTATGACACGACTGACCCTCGTTCTGTAAAGAACATGAGTACGTCAGAGTGGATCGAAGCGGATCGCCAGCGTCAGATGAAGAAGTGGGAAGCTCAACGTAATCGCTAACTTTTTTTAGGATATAAATCATGGCAAACTCGATTCTTACCATCGACATGATTACCCGCAAGGCTCTCGAAATCCTTGAGAACAACCTGGTAATCACTCGTAACGTCAATCGTCAGTACGACGATTCTTTCGCCGTTGAAGGCGCAAAAATTGGTTCCACACTGCGTATCCGTTTACCGGATCGCGCTCTGGTAACCGACGGTGCCGCCCTGCAAGTTCAGGACGACAACGAACAGTTCACCACACTGACTGTTGCTTCGCAGAAGCACATCGGCGTGAACTTTACCTCCGCCGAACTCACCATGCAGTTGGATGACTTCGCAGAGCGAGTTCTGAAGCCTCGTATTTCTCAGCTCGCATCGTCGATCGACGCTGACGTTGCTAACGCATACAAGACCATCGGTAACTCGGTCGGCACGCCTGGCACCACGCCTTCGACTTCGCTCGTTCTGCTGCAAGCCCAGCAGAAGCTGAACGAAAACGCAGCTGTGATGTCGCCACGCTACGCAACTGTTAACCCAGCTGCTAACGCTGGTCTGGTTGAAGGCATGAAAGGTCTGTTCAACCCAACCACCACCATCTCTAACCAGTTCAAGAACGGTATGATGGGCATGGGTGTTCTGGGCTATGAAGAAGTCAACATGTCTCAGTCGATCAAGCAGCACACCACTGGTTCGCGCGACGCTTCTGCATCCACTCTGGTCAAGACTCCAGGCGTGACTTCTGAAGGCGCGTCCACAATCCTCTTGGAGCAGGGCTCTGTGACAACCACCATCAAGGCCGGCGACGTGTTCACTATCGCTGACAGCTTTGCGGTTAACCCACAGACTCGTGAATCCACTGGTTCGCTGTTCCAGTTCGTGGCTTTGGCTGACGCTACTGCCGTGTCTGGTACTTGGACTGTGACTGTGGCACCGATGTATTCGGCAAGCCACGCTCTGGCCACTATGACTGCTCTGCCTGTTACCGGCAAAGCCGTCACCTTCTTGGGTGCAGCCAGCAGCCAGTACGCTCAGAACCTTATCTACCATAAGGATGCGATCACTTTCGCTACCGCCGACCTGTTGCTGCCACAAGGCGTCGACATGGCTTCGCGTCAAGTACACAACGGCATCTCGTTGCGTGTTGTTCGTCAGTACGACATCAACAACGACCGTCTGCCTTGCCGTATTGACGTGCTGTACGGCTATAGCACGATCCGTCCGCAAATGGCTTGCCGCATGTGGGGTTAAGTCTTGGTGGGGGCTTCGGCTCCCATTAACAACATTTTTTAAAGGATATTTATCATGGCACTTCCTAATGGCGCTGGTGGATACCAGCTTGGTGATGGTAATGTCGGCGAAGCCCAACTGTTTGTTCAGGGCGCTCCGACCGCACTGACAGCTGCTGCAACCGCAACTGCTGCTCAGCTCGCAAACGGTCTGTTTACTTTCAACGGCACTGCTGGCAATCTGACTCTGCCAACCGTTGCTGATTTAGAAGCAGACGTGTCTAGCGCAGCTAAAGTCAACGCAGCTTTTGACTTCTTTGTTATCAATATCGATGCTGGTACTGACGACGTGACTGTTGCAACAGCTACGGGCTGGACTCTGGTCGGCAACATGGTGGTGACTGAAACTACTTCAGGTCACTTCCGCGCTCGCAAAACTGGCGACGGTACTTGGACTTGCTACCGCATTTCTTAATGCTTGGGGGCTTCGGCCCCCATTTTTAAAGGATAGACTATGTCATCGAATACCAAACCAATTGGTGTGGCTTTTGAAGACCAGAACATCATTGGGTCTGATTCAGTGATGTCTGGGGGCGAATTAGGCTACACCGCAGAAGCAAGCGGTACCGTAACTCAAGCAACTAGTAAATCAACTGGCGTGACTTTAAACAAGTCTGCCGGTCAAATTACTATGAACGACGCCGCGTTAGCTAATGCTACCAACGTCTCGTTTACTTTGACTAACAACACTATTACCGCTAAAGATGTTGTAGTTTTGAGCGTTGCAGCTGGTGCTACTGCTGGTGCGTACAACTGCTGGATTTCTGGTAAGGCCACTGGAAGCTGCACAATTACATTGCGCAATCTTTCGGGCGGTTCGTTGTCTGAAGCGGTTGTAATCAATTTTGCTGTAATTCACGTACTGTAAAACCACGGGGCTTTGGCCCCGTCTACCCTATGCTCATATACCTACAACACCCCGTTCACGGCACTAAAGTTGCTACGATGGAGCTAGAAGCAGAATTTGATGAACAAAATGGCTGGGAACGTTATAATCCCGACACGCCTTCAGCTCCTGAAGCGGCGGCACCAGCCAATGAACTGGAAGTTAAACGTCGTCGTAGCCGCACCACTGTACAGGCGGCAGCTTAAAGGAGTGTAAATGGCAACCGCCTTCGACCAGATTAAAGCGTCGCTTCGGCTCATAGGCCAGCTGGCTGAAGGTGAAGAGCCATCCCCGCAGGCAGCACAAGACGCGCTATCCGCCATGAATCAGATGATTGATTCGTGGAATACTGAGCGCCTAGCCGTGTTTTGCACCGAAGATCAGGTGTTTAACTGGCCGGCTGGCGAGATTACCCAAACGCTCGGTCCTAGCGGCGACTTCGTGGGCAACCGCCCCGTTCTGATTGACGACGCAACGTACTTCCGTGACGCTAGCACTAATGTGTCCTACGGCATCAAGCTGATTAACCAGCAGCAGTACAACGGCATTGCGGTCAAGACAGTCACCAGCACCTACCCGCAGGTCATGTTTGTGAACAATACGTTCCCAGACATCACCATGACGATCTACCCCAAGCCCACACGCTTGTTGGAGTGGCATTTTGTGTCGGTGCAACAGCTGGATAAACCGGCTACTTTGAACACCGTACTGTCGTTTCCGCCGGGTTATTTGCGTGCGTTCAAGTACAACTTGGCGATGGAAATTGCCAACGAGTTTGGTGTCGAGCCTATGCCGCAAGTGCGGCGTATCGCCATGACGTCTAAGCGCAACCTGAAGCGCATCAACAATCCTGATGACGTGATGTCCATGCCGTACTCGCTGGTGGCCACTCGTCAGCGCTTTAACATCTATGCAGGGAATTTTTAATAATTATAGTATTCAGCTATTATTATATTTACTATGCTTACCCGCGATAAATCCTTTTACGCCTTTGACCGCTCGCAAAAGCCCTTTAGCTTTGTAAGAGTCAATCGCATGCTTAATGTTTTGTTGGTGAGTAACAACTTCCAAGTTGTCCAAGCTATTATTGCTGCGGTTAAGGTCTTTATGGTTTATTTCCAAGCGGCCTTCAATGGGGCCGTTAAAAGCCTCCCACACCACACGATGCACTCGTTTGCGGGTATATTTGCCACCACCTACAAAGTCAATTTGCAGGTAGTGCCTATTGTCTTTGCGGGGTTTCAAAGGCCTATACGCAGCGTCGCCCACCCAAGTTTTACCCAGCTTGATAGAATGGGCTGTAGGTATGCTGGTACCCAAAAATTTAGCAACTTGTTTAAGGGTCGCACCGTGCGCAAACATACGTTTGGCTTCAGGAATTTTAGTGGCGTCAAGAGTCTTACCTCTAACAATACGGCGCACGTTTCCAAGGTCGCTGACTTCATACAGATTTTCAAAATTAAGAACTGGTTTCCACGTCTCCATATACTACCTCCTTTTAGCGTAAACAGGAGTATATCATAAAGACACCCATTCTTGGTCAATCGTATGTGGCTCGCAGCGTTAACGCTGCGGATAGCCGCATGGTGAACCTGTACCCCGAAGCCACACCGGCGCCAGAAGGTATGGAGCCTGCGTTTTTGAACCGGGCACCCGGCCTGCGCAGGTTGGCGACTGTCGGCACCGGCCCCATCCGTGGGCTGTGGCAGTACGGCAATTACGGCTACGCTGTCTCAGGCAGCAAGCTCTACCGCATCTCAAGCAACTGGACGTCGGTACCAATCGGAAATGTGAGCGGTACTGGCCCCGTGTCGATGGTGGATAACGGCACACAGCTCTTCATTGCAGCTAATCCTGACGGCTACATCTACGACGCATCGACCGAAGAGTACGCAGAGATCACCGATGTGGACTTTCCCGGCGCGGTGACTGTGGGCTATTTGGACGGCTATTTTGTCTTCCAAGAGCCGAACTCGCAGCGGTTCTGGACGTCTGAACTGCTTGATGGCACCCAGCTCGACCCACTGTCGTTTGCCAGTGCTGAAGGTATGCCGGACAACCTCATTTCGTTGTTTGTCGACCACCGCGAGGTGTGGCTGTTCGGCACCCAGTCGGTCGAAGTTTGGTACAACGCAGGCGACACACCGTTCCCGCTAGCTCGTATCCAAGGTGCGGTCAACGAGCTGGGCTGCGCAGCGACCTTCTCAGTGGCCAAGATGGACAACTCGCTGTTCTGGCTAGGGTCAGACGCCCGTGGCCAAGGCGTGGTGTTTCGTGCTAACGGCTACACCGGCCAGCGCATCTCTACCCACGCAGTTGAGTTTGCCATCCAGAGCTACGGCACCATCTCAGACGCAGTCGCTTTTACTTACCAACAAGACGGACATGCTTTCTATGTACTGACATTTCCGACTGCCCAGAAAACTTGGGTGTTTGATGTGGCCACACAAGCCTGGCATGAGCGTGCTGGCTTTGCCAACGGGCAGTTTATCCGCCACCGCGCCAACTGCCAGATGTTCTTCAACAACGAAATCGTTGTCGGCGACTTTCAAAACGGCAAGATTTACGCTTACGATCTCGACGTATTTGCTGACGATACGCTGCCGCAAAAGTGGCTGCGGTCGTGGCGGGCGCTGCCTACCGGCCAGAACAACTTAAAACGTACCGCCCAGCATGCCTTGCAACTTGAGTGCGAGACAGGTGTAGGCTTGGTTCTTGGTCAAGGCAACGACCCACAGGTCATGCTGCGCTTCTCAGACGACGGCGGCCATACATGGTCGAACGAGAAGTGGGCGGGCATGGGCAAGATGGGCAATTACGGATTCAGAGCGTTTTGGCGTCGGTTGGGCATGACTGACAAGCTGCGTGACCGCGTGTACGAGGTATCAGGCACCGACCCCGTCAAGATCGCCATTATGGGTGCCGAACTCGCTTTGTCCGGCACCAATGCCTAACGCCGA